TCAACTAAAACTGGCCACGGCTTTAGAGTTTTTCCAGTATCGGTTTTCCGATTCGTTTGGGGGTAACCCACCGTTATAGTCATGCGGCCTTAGCGAGCTGTAATACCCGACGATATAGTCTGTGATCGCATGAGCTGCTTCGCTAAATTTTATATAGCCTGTCACTGGTACCCACTCGTTTTTCAGACTTCTGAAGAAGCGTTCCATCGGGCTGTTATCCCAGCAGTTTCCGCGTCAGCTCATACTTTTCCTGATCCGGTAACGCCACAGTAACTGCCGGAACTGCCTGTTTGTGTAGTGGCTACCCGCAGCGCAAATATCAGCAGATGGGCCTTAAGGCTGGGCAGATTTTCTGGTACCGCGCGCAGCTGGTGGACCGCAGCGGCAACGAATCAGTTTACACAGAATGGGTGCGCGGTCAGGCCAGTATCGATGTGTCCGACATCACAGATGTGATCCTGGAGGAAATTAAAGACTCCGATACGTTCAAAGACCTGATCGAGAACGCGGTGGACAGCAATGAAAAAATTGCTGGCATGGCTGACGACATCAAACAGGCCAACGATGAACTTGAGCTGCAGGCGCAGGAAATCGCAAAAAACGCGCAGGACATCGGGCAGGTTCAGACCAGTGTTAATGAGCTTTCGAGCACGGTCGGTGATGTGTCGTCCTCTCTATCAGATCTTGAGCAGACCGTCGCAACGGCTGATACCGCGCTGGGCCAGCGAATCGACAGCATCAGCGTGTCTATGAACGGCATGACGGGCGGGGTGAAGAACTCAGCCATTGCCATTATCCAGAACGGGCTGGCACAAGTGGCCACGCGTAAATCGTTGTCAGCTTCGGTCGCAGGGAACAGCGCGCAGCTGGATCGTATTGATGAGGTAATCGTCAGCGAGAAGGAAGCCACAGCGCGATCATTGCTGAGTCTGCAGACGGACGTTAACGGCAACAAAGCATCCCTCAACAGCCTGAATCAGACGTTCTCCGACTATCAGCAGGCAACGGCCACGCAGATAAACGGCATAACGGCGACGGTGAACGGGCATACCTCAGCCATCACAACTAACGCTCAGGCGATAGCGAACGTAAATGGCGACCCCAGCGCGATGTATAACATCAAGGTTGGCGTTTCCAGCAATGGGCAGTATTACGCCGCGGGCATGGGGATCGGCGTGGAGAATACGCCATCCGGCATGCAGTCGCAGGTTATCTTCCTGGCTGATCGCTTCGCCGTCACCACGGCAGCCGGAAACAGCGTGGCTTTGCCGTTCGTGATCCAGAACGGGCAGACATTCATCCGGGCCAGCTTCATCCAGGACGGCACCATTGAGAACGCCAAAATCGGCAACTATATCCAGTCGAATAACTATGTGGCTGGTTCTGCAGGCTGGAAGCTTGATAAGGGTGGAACGTTCGAAATTAACGGCGTGGCCGGTGGCGGGAGGATGCTGATATCCAGCACCCTCATTCGCATCTACGACAGCAACAACGTGCTGCGTGTCAGAATGGGGTTATGGTAATGCCACAGGGTTTGCAATGCTGGGACGGTGCAGGTCGGGTTGCAGTGGATTTAAGCGATTACGCGATCCGTTACATGGGCAGCGCAACGGTTTCGCTTGCTTCAGGAGAGACGTCAAAAAATGTCGCCTTTTCTGGCGCAACGCAGGACGGGACGTTTGTCACCATCGTTTCAACTGGCGTGACTGTAAACGAGTATTTTTGCCGCGCTTATAACGGCGGCTTTACTCTCTACTATCTCCCCACGGGTGGAAGTGCCGCTTTCACTCTCAATGTTGAGGTTTATAACTTTCAATGAGCGGATTCGAAGTTTACAACAGCGACGGAAAACTGCTGGTGGATTCACAAAACAGATCGACCCTGTTTTATGATCAGCGCACGCTGGGTGCCGTCACTGATAAAGGCGCCTACCGCGTTAACAGCCCGTTTGGTGATGGCAGTACGCTCGGCTTTACGCAGCAGTCCTTCTGGAATGACGGGCGTTTAAGGTGGCTGCAGCTGGGCACAAACAAATACGGTTTTCCTGGTGCTGATATGCTTGAAGATAATGCTGGTAGCATGATCCGAACTGCGCGAAATATTGGCTTGCAGAGTGGTTATCTCGATGTGTTTGATAGTGCCGGCAGCCTTATCTGGAGCGCTGCATCAGCCTCTAAGATGCCGAGAGTCGTTGGGTTCTTTGACGTACCAGCTAACTATGACCTGCAGAACAATACCTTTTCAGTCAGTTTAAGCTTTAACCCCTGGATTCTGGTTAACAACTGCCCTGGAAACCTCAGCGATGATGGTACGGTTGTCGGGTATTCAGGTGTGGTGCTCAAATGGACTGGCTCTCAGCTGCAGGGCAGATACATTTCAAATAACCAGCGCAGCTGGAGCCAAACGTTTCAGGGGCGGGGCTTACGAATCCCCATCGCTCAGTTTGTTGGCATTTGATACGGGAGGAACGCGCGGGTAATGAGTCGCGATCATATCTTGTTTCACGCCCTTTGCTGAATTAAAGCGATAAATCACGTCCAGCTTATCCGTTTTTTTATAGCAAATATTACTCAACCGTTTATTAATGTGGCGGCTGAATATTCCATTGCTGCTGTCTGAAATAACTTCCACCTCTCTGGTGGCACAGTCGATATTTACGTGAATATCACCACCCAGCGATAAACGAGCGGCATCCACCGGGTAATCCATATGGAATGTGTTTTCTGTGTGTTTGTTCGTACATCCAGCCAACAGCAAAAGCGCTTCAGCAAATAAAAGTTTCATTTCAACATTCCTGTTTATGCGGGAACTTCCATTTTATTTGAGTTTAAAAAATAGTCAGATTGATATGCGCGATCAATTTTACATGATTGATCGCTTTTAACGATCGTTATTATCGTGAGGTAGTTCATGCTTTATAACACCGGCACTATCGCTATTAACGGAAATACCGCAACCGGCACCGGCACGAACTGGACGGCACCCGCCAGCCAGGTCCGCGCTGGCCAGACGATTATCGTGATGTCTAACCCGGTGCAGCTTTTCCAGATTTCAGCCGTGAACAGCGCCACGTCAATGACGGTAACGCCTGCTGCTTCCCCGGCGCTGAGCGGCCAGAAGTATGGAATCCTTGTGTCGGACAATATCTCGGTCGATGGCCTGGCCCAGGCTATGTCGCAGCTCATCAAAGAGTATGACGAGAATATTGGCGCGTGGGAGACGTTCGCCACCACCTCCGCAAACCAGACCATCACCGTTACTATCAACGGGGCCTCCGTGAATATTCCTGGTATTGGTGCACTTGCCAGAAAGGGGACAAACAGCGATATCACGGAGCTGAAAGGGCTCACTACTGCGCTTTCTATTGCGCAGGGCGGGACCGGCGCAACAACGGCAGAAGGCAGTCGCACAAACCTCGGTTTAGGAAGTAGCGCCACGAGGAGCGCACTAGATTCTGAGATTGTTACCAATAGTGATACGAGTCAGATTCCCTCGCTAAAAGCTCTTGGCTTGGGATACGCTCGTCATATTGACAACTTTTCAAACACAAACATGCTTGGATTTGGTCGCTTCACAAGTCAAACAGCTAATAATCCTGCAAATACCAACGGTGTAGGGGTGCAGCTACAATATGATGGTGGTCCATCCACAGCATGGTTCGTTTGGACGAACGATGGGCAGGCATATATACAGACCAACCACATGCAGGGTGCTACATATCAATGGAAAAAGGTTTACACGACTGCAAACACTATAATTGCATCTGATGGCAGCATAAAAGCAGCATCACCTGTGGTTAAAGTATATTCTGATGGAACATACCAGACCAATGACGAATCTGAAGGCTGCACTGTAACTCGTCTTTCCCTGGGGGAATATTTGATTGAAGGAAGCGAAGGCCTAAATTCAGACGCTGCTTGGGGCGGAATTGATGGTGGTTTTGACATCCCCACTGACCGCAACAAGCAACCCCTGCTCTGGCTCGATTATCATGTTCATGCTGACGGTTCAGTATTAGTGAAAACCTATCACCGTACGCATTCAACCGCTCCAGAATTTGCCAGAAACGAAATACAGGGCATTAACGATGGAGATCCGATAGACATACCTTCTGACCAATTTGTCTCAGTACGTGTTCAGATGCCACAGGAAAGCATCTGATATCAGCGTAAAGCTATAGCTGAAGGCCCTATTGATTGGCTGATTAAACATTAAATCTTCATTCATTTTCAGGCGAGTACTTATCCAGCAGGTTGCCCGAAGTACAGTATTTGTCTTTTGGCTTTGACTAACTTAAACCATCACACAATCTATATTTACAGGAATTATGGCAATATAAAATCATTACAACCTCACTCATTAAATGAAGCCGCAAAATGTAACGGAGTGGCAATGAACAATCAAAACGCCCAGACATGGCAAATTTTGTCTGGGCTTGAGATGCTAAAGATGTTCAATAATATACTTTGTGACTATTTCCGCGCCGTAAATAGAAAGATGCCCGCCATCTGTATAAATAGGTTCTCTTTTGTAAATTATCTTACACTGAGAGTTATCACAAAGAGCATCATTAGGATCTATAAATCTAACATTTTTGATATAAGTCAATTTATTTTGTAGATAAAGGTTTATATCTACATTTTCTTTCTTCTGCCATTCTTGACAGTTAGAGATCAACCTATATCCTATAAGGCTTTCACCAGTCAGGCAACCGAAGCCATCAACTCTTGCTGGTTGCGGACGACCTATTATGAAATACATACGCTTGTCGCCGCCATCCTGAATAACCGATAAAATTTCACTTAATACTATGGTGTAATATGAATCTTTATCTTTTTTAATTGGCGTATCCCCCCCTTTTTTTATAAGCATTCCATCGTAAGTATCCCAGGAGCTTGCAAACACAAGGGGGGCTTGTGGTTCCTTATCCATAAGAGCTTTTAATTTTGTATATTCTTCAGAGCATGAAGTGTCTTCTTTATTATTCAAGTACCTTGAATAATTAGGAAATATCAGGCAGCCATGATCAAAAAGAGCTGCTGCTTCTACTTTATGTTCATCAAATGACTTAGCATATTGCAAACCAAAACTATCGCCAGTTATGATATAATCAAATTTACTTTCGCTAGAATTTATATGGAATACCTTATTAGAAGGATAATCAGCTCCACCATAGTATTTTTTATGGAATTCTTGGTTGGTGATTCTGTACTGTTCCGGAACTCTGCTTGTATATCCATTATTTGTTATTACCAACAAGCAAGATGCAAGACATGCGAAAAATGTTATTGGAAGCTTTTTATTTGATTTAAAAGTCTGTAAGGATATATTTAAAATAAATGAAAGGGCTAAGGTAACAAAAGCGTACCATGCAAAGTTAATATCCAGACTGATTTTGCGAATAAATACTAAAAGAGGCCAGTGGACCAAATAGGCTTCATATGATATTGTACCGATGTATTGTAAAGGCTTCAAATCAAAAAAGCGTAAAGTAGCATTTGAATATATACACAGGAATGCCCCAAAAACCGGAATTATTGCCATTAATCCTGGCCATGGTGTTTCTTTATTAATTATGAATAAACTTATGATTATTATTGAGAGACCCAAAAGACTCAGTGTTCTTTTCAAAATTTTCAGAGGCGGTATGATATATACTAATCCTCCAGCAAGCATTGCCCAGGCTCTAGTAGGAAACATAAAATAACTTGCTTCAGCATAATTATAAGTGCCATATAGAGATGCAAAGAAAGAAAAAATAAAAAGCACAAGGATAGAATGTTTGGCCGCTTTCAAACCCAATGTCTTTGAAACAGCTAACAACAATAATGGATATACAATATAAAATTGCCACTCAACAGAAAGAGACCATGTGTGTAAAAGAAAATTATTAACAGAAGAATTGTCAAAATAGCCTGATCTTGACAAGTAAAGGAAGTTTGAAATGAATAGTATGCTACTTGCAACATCCTTACCCATTTCATAAAAATCTGAAGGCTTGATAAAAAGCCAGCCAATCAATATGGTGATTAAACATATAATTGTCAATGCTGGGATTATTCTCCTGACACGTGCCAGATAGAATCTTTTTAAACTGAAGTTATTTTCGTCGATTCCAGACAAAATTATTTTTGTCATTAGATAACCAGAAATGACGAAGAAAACATCCACTCCAGCAAAACCACCCGGGAGGTAGTCGCTATTAAAATGAAAAATAATTACCGCTAAAACAGCAAGAGAACGCAAAGCGTTTATGTCTTTTCTAAATTCCATAGCAAAAGGTACCTGTTTTTTGAACCGGGGGATGATAGCACAAAGGGCTAACTGCATCATCATTGATTTCAGTATTAGGGCACCGCAACTCCGTAGACGACAAGGAATTTTCTCCAGCTCCAAAGAAATATTGGTTCGTGACTTATCAGATGCGTTATTACCTACCACATCCTTCAATCTTTCAACTACTTATCAGATGTGTTGATGAGCAGTCACTGAAGGAGACTGTCACTAGAAGTACTACCCACCTTGGTGAGAGTTAGAAATTCATACGTTTTATAGACCGCTCTGCGGTAGCCATGCCGATAACTTCCTCTGATTTTTTTTAGAATTTATCGTGCGAAAAACATCCAAATTGGCTACATAAGAGTGTCAACAGATGACCAAAATACGGAACTCCAGCGACAAGCCCTCGAACGCGCAAGATGTAAACAGATTTTAGAAGGAAAATGAGCTGAACAGTAGCGAACTGGCCAGCGCTAAAAAAGCTACCACGATAAATTAGGGCGATACGCTGGTGGTGTGGAAGCTGGATCTCCGGGGCAAAGTTTGCTGGACTTGGTACTTATGGTGGAAGAACTCAGGCAGCGCGGCAACCACTTTAAGAGCCTCACAGACAGTATCGATACATCAAGCCCTATGGGGCGCTTCATCTTTCATATCATGTTAGCCCTGGCGGAAATGGAGAGGGAGTTGATTGTGGAGCGCACCCGGGCAGGTCTGGCTGCAGCTCGTGAGAAAGGGCGAATCGGCGGCAGGCGTCCAAAGCTTGCCCAGGAACAATGGAACCAGGTGGGCCGACTGATTGCGAACGGCGTGGATAGAAAACAGGTGGCAATAATTTATGATGTGGCTGTATGCACGCTTTATAAAAAATTTCCGGTGGGGCAGGCTTAAATGATTAAATGGCAGCTTCTGGATAGGCTGCCCGTCAAAGTATTATCCATTTTGCCGGACAGTTGGGAATTCAGACGTCAGCCACATGTCGGATTCATCAAACATTTCCTCCAGCATACGGTTCAGCTTTTCCCGATCACTTTTGCTGGCATCACTATTTAAGCCGTTCGCCTGCATCGGCTTTACCTTCACTTCGGCATCAGGAAAAATCTGGTGCACCCGCTTCGTTAGTTCGGCCAGGATGATCTCTCTGGCCCCTTGGAGCCCTTCAACATTACGCTTGTCATAAACCAGTTCAACGGACATATAAGCCTCCGGAAAACCACTGTGATTGCATACAGTATTTTTACTGTAAAAATAAACAGTGTCAAGGAGAGCGAAGCGCGAAAGGGTGAGGGGTTTTTGTTACCCTTAGTTACAAATAGAAAAACCCCAGACCGTGAGATCTGGGGTTCTTTTAAAGTGCACGTGCATTTCACGTGCATATTTTTGTCTTTTCTCAGTCTGCGCACCGTCTGGTCAGTGTCCGTAAGTGGCTGTTTTTATTGCCGCTGTCCGGTTGCAGTCCTATCAAAAGTGCTGGCGTCCCTGTAATTAGTTATTCAACTAGTTGATTTTTAAATTTATTTTTGATTATTGTTTTATTGGTGGTTCTAAAAAGGAACCATAAATCTTAATGGTATGAGTTCTCACGATTAGCTGATTGGCAAATTGTATCAAAAGATAACAAATCCTCAGTTCAGCTACCAACTGGGAGTTGAACTGCGTAAGCAGGATCTGCTTTCCACCGATTAGTGCATACGGTAGTTTTTAAGCATAACTGAATTGTACCCGTAGGGCAGTACCAGCATAGGTGGAGAATGGATTTTGAACAACTGGTCACTAGAGCATACAAAAGAAATCAAAGCTTGGCTTAACATAGATAACTATCGCAAGTTTGAAGATCTCTCATTGATACACTTCTATCACGAGTTATGGGCCCGGAATCTGTTCTTTAAGGAGTATCGGGAAGAGTTTGAGAGCAGAACTCTTATGGGTTACTTCTCAAAAATTTTCAGTGGCAATCCTTTTTTAATCGAAAAAGGGCAACTGGGATACATGACTCCTGCCAACAAACTTTTTCAGCCTCCCCATTTTTTTCTAACAACTCTTGATCGCCTTGCTGAAACGAGCATCATCGCTATGCAACGCGGAGGTTTTGTTTGGGATGGTGATGACAATTATTCAATAAACAGAGATCTTCGGGAAGAATCACTTTCAGATATTATGCCAGATCAGTTTTCACGAACCGTCATGTTCGAGATTGATTTGGCAAGTGGCACAGACGAAGAAATTGCAGAGTCGCTTAAAGCTGCATTACCGCAGTGGCGTAAAATCAAAGGTATCGAACCAGATCCTTTAGAATCAGTTCGCTTTGGGTATGGAACTATCAAGAAACTCATCAGTTATCGTGTGATA